GCAAATGTAACTAAAGTTGCTGCAAGCGAAAGCGAAGCAGATGCAACACCAACTACTACGGAAAGTGAGGCTATCTTGGATACAACTCCAGAGCCAACTGTTACACCGGCAGAGGTTGCTCCAGTAGAAGCCGCACGTCCAACGATTAGTGCTGCTATCTATGCCGAGCCACGTACGCCAATCAATTCACAAGCTAAATACTTACAGTATTCAGTCAAAGCACAATTAGGAGATCACGAAGCTGGTCTTTGGGTAAAAGGCGAGGATGCTAAAGCATTTAAGGTAAATGCGAGTGACGATTCGTTCAGTACAAATCCGGCATTTTCTCCGGTTTCTTATGCAACAACTGTTGTAGATACTCTTATCGGATCACGTCCAACTATTGAGGCATGTGGCGGAGCAAAGGTTATTCCTAACTCAGGTATGACTATCTCACATCCTAAAATTACAACTTCAGGTACTGTTGCAGAGACTGCAGAAGGTGCTGGTCCATCTGAGACTGGTATCGTATCTGCATACGTAAATGCAACTGTTAAGAAATATGCTGGACTACAACGCTACTCAGTAGAATTATTAGAGCGTTCATCTGATAATCCTGCATTCTTCCAAGCGATGCTTGACAACATGACACGTGCCTACAACAAGGCAACAGATGCAGCAGTGATTGCTGAAATTACATCTGGTGGAACTCTTGCAACATCACAAGCTACTACCTACTTGGGTATCCAAGCATTTATCGCACAAGCTGGCCCAGCTGCATACGCAGCAACAGGTGACCTAGCAACTGCATACATTGCTGGTACTTCACAGTGGTCACTATTGATCGGTGCTAAGGATTCAACAGACCGACCAATCTTTACTTCACAAAATCCAATGAATGCTGGCGGTACATCATCACCAACATCACTACGTGGAAACGTACTTGGATTAGATCTATATGTTGATGCCAACATGGTATCTACAACTATTGATGATTCAGCATTTATTATTGTGCCATCAGCAATTGCAATTTATGAGAGTCCCGTACTACGACTTTCAACAAACGTACCAACATCAGGCGAAATTGAATTGATGCTGTACGGATACTTGGCAACAAAGACACTTGTGTCTGGTGGCCTACAACGCTACAACATGACAGCGTAATAAAAGCAACACATTAAGAATCCTTAGGGTTTAGTAGCCCTAGCCCTAAGGAGCTATTAGCAAAGGAGTAGAGATGGCCGCAACATACGTAACCGTAGCCCAGCTTAGAAGTAATCTGGGAATAGGGTCGCTCTACTCCGATGCCGATTTAGAATCTATTTGTCAAACATCAGAAGACCTACTTAACTCATACCTTTGGTTTAACAACGCACCAGTAGTCGGTGCAAGCATAAGCAACAACATTGCCAGTGTTGTACTTGCTAATCCTGGCATATTTGTAACTGGTCAAAGCATAACAATAAGCGGATCAGGTGCTGGTGTTTATAATGGCACACATACTCTTACAGGAGCATATCCTGGCTCAACAGTACCGGCATCATTAGGTACAGCATTCTGGAGTACATACGCATTTAGTAATTACCCAAGTGGTTATTCAATTATTCAATTTGCTAAAGTAAATGCAGATGATCCATTCCATCGTATTTTGCCATACGGTGTTGCTACTGGACCTGGCTACAAGACAGCTGCATATAATTTAGTACCAGCCGTAAATCAGGCAGCGATGATTATTGCCGTGGATATTTTCCAAGCACGTCAAGTGTCTCAGAACGGGGGCAACGGTATGGATGGCATGAGCCCTAACCGTTACGCCATGGGCTACCAGCTTATAAATAGAGTAAGAGGTCTCATCGCACCATACTCTAGCCCAAATACAATGGTCGGCTAATGCCAGCAGCAATTACCACACTTAGATCTACACTTGCAACTGATCTAACTAATACTGGTGTATGGAATACTTTTAGTTTTCCTCCAGCAACTTTAATCCCAAATAGCGTAGTCGTCACTGTTGGAGATCCTTACCTTGTACCGTCTAATAATGACTACACATCTATTGCACCACTAGCCAATTTCAAGATTATTGTCTGTGTACCTGCCCTAGATAATCAAGGCAACCTTGCCGGTATAGAGAATTTCATAGTAGCCGTAGTAAACAAACTAAACGCATCATCTTTGGTGCTAAACATATCAAGTGTCTCTGCTCCAGCTATATCTAGTGTGGCAAGCGGAGATTTATTAACTGCAGAAATAACTGTATCAATACTAACGAGCTGGAGCTAACATGAGTCTAACACCAGAAGATTTAGCCTTCTTGAAAAAGATAGGCCAGATCAAAGAAGCACCAACACCTGCACCTACTAAAGAGAAAGACAAGGAGTAATAATGGCAATTTTCTTAAACAACACCGCTGTAGTTACCTTTAACAGCGTTGACCTATCAGCGTATGTAACAGCTGTAACTATTAACCAAGCATTTGATGAATTAGAAGTCACTGCTATGGGCGACACTGCACACAAATTTGCTAAAGGACTAGAGGCAAGCACTATTACTCTAGATTTCTTGAACGACAACGCAGCAACTACAGTAATTCCAACACTACGTGCTGCTTACGGTACTACTGTGCCTTTGACAATCAAGCAATCAAGTGGTGCAACAACTGCCGCTAACCCACTTTACAGCACTACCGTTTTAGTGAATAATCTACAAAACATCAACGGTGCTGTTGGCGATATATCATCACAGAGCATCACATTTACCTGCAACAGCGTAATATCTGTAACGGTAGCATAAGGAGCAATAATGGCAAAGCTAAAGATAACAAGGGCTAATGGTGAAGTATCTGAGCATAAGATAACACCAGGTGTCGAGTACGCTTTCGAGTTAAAGTACGGCGCAGGAATTAGTAAAGTCCTACGTGACCACGAACGACAGACCGAGATCTATTTCTTGGCTCATGAGTGTTTACGTAGGGCTAACGTAACTGTACCTGTGTTTGGTATTGAGTTTATTGACAGTCTAGAAACTGTCGAGGTATTAGACGAAGAAAAAAAATAATACAGCGTGATTCTACGCTCTATGCGATAGCAAGTTTATCTGTAGAGCTAGGTATCGCGCCTAGTGAGTTCATTGACATGGACCCAGAGATGCTAAGGGCTATTGTGCAAGTCTTACAAGATAGAGCAAAGGAGATTAAAAATGCCAGTAGTCGTAAACGGCGTTAAACAACTCCAAAAGGCTCTGCGCGATGTCGAGCCAGAACTTAACAAACAAATGTCTAAAGATATTAAAACTGCGATGCTAATTGTCCGAGATAAAGCACGTGGATATTTACCACAGCAAAATGAAGTATTAAGTGGATGGGGCAAAGGCACTGCGTCAGCTGATAGCGTTAAATACAGACCCTTTCCACCTTATGATTATTTATTGGCTAAAAATCTTATTAAATATAACGCTGGAACTAACAGGCGAAATAGATCTGGATTTGCTGCTGCATTCTATGTAGCAAACATATCTGCACCTGGCGCAATCTTTGAAACTGCTGGGCGTAAAAATCCTAGAGGATCATCTAGTTCAGAAAGCCTTAACTCTAATGCTGGCATTCATTTTATAGAATCAGCTGAATCACTTAGTCAGATGAAAGGCCAAAATAAACAAAAGGGCCGTTTAATTTACAGGGCTTGGTCTGAAGAATCTAACAGAGTTATACCTGCTGTTGTTGATGCCATAAATACCGTAGCCACAGATTTTAATAATAAAACTCAATTAACAAGGGCTGCATAGTGCCTAATTTAATTGTTAGCGCAGTCAGCACCTTTGATAACAAAGGATTAAAAAAAGGCAAAAAAGAAATAAGTACTTTTGAAAAACAAATAAAAAGTTTTGCCAAAGTTTTTGGTGCAGCGTTTAGCGTTAGTGCATTAACTAATTACAGTAAAAAAGCAGTGCAAGCATTTATGGCCGATGAGAAGGCCGCCAAGTCTTTAGAACAACAATTAAAAAACACTGGCTATCAATTTAGCGCACCGGGCGTAGAGCTGTATATTGCTAATCTGCAAAAATCTACAGGCGTATTAGATGATGAATTACGAC